AACAGCTAGTAGACCTTGCCAGCGTGAAGGCGCACCTGAACATCCCCACCAACGACAATCGCCAGGATGACGAGCTACAGGGCTTCATCCTGGCCGCAGGCGAGTTGGCCCGTAACCACTGTGGCCCGTTCATCCCGGAGACTCACACAGAGTTCTTCGATGGCGGGGTGTCTTCGGTCATGCCTGCCTTCACGCCGGTTGCCAGCGTGCTCAGCATCACTGAGTACTACGGCCTGAGCGCGTTCCCGCTGACCGAGCAGCCGCTAGGGGGTCAGTCGAGTGCGTTCGCGTTCACCGTGGACCCCAACACGGGCCTGATCACGCGCCGGACCATGGGCGGGGAGGCTGCAACCTTCGCCTTCGGCACGAAGAACATCAAGGTTGTGTACTCCGCTGGCCGTTCCGGCGCCGTTCCCTGGTCCGTTCGTCTCGGCACGCTGGAACTGATCCGGCACCTGTGGCAGATGACGCAGCAGGGTGGCGGACGTCCCAAGTTCAACGCTGGCGCCTACGACGGCGGGGAAGCTGTGGTTCCCACTGGCTTTGCCATTCCGTCCCGTGTGCTTGAACTCTGGCAGACCTATTACAGGGGCCCCGGTATCGCATGACCATTCCAAATTCAACGGCCCCTGCCGTCCGACAGTGGCTCTTTGACCAGTGCACGGCAGGGCTCGCGCCTGATCCGGACAATGTCCGCGCTTCGCTGCTCGTCTGTTTCGACCAACCGGGACCCAATGAGCCTGATGACATCGTGGCCATTGGTCGCGTTCATCGTCAGCTCAGCGTGGGCGCGATGATCGGGGGTGGTGGCGCTGGCTGGCTTGACGAGTCGTACACCGTGGAAATCGTCATCGACGTATTCCGGAGTAACGACAGCGGGCAGGTTGCCTACTCGCGCGCCATGGACCTTGCAGGCGCCGTAATCGCCATCGTGCGAACGGACCTGACCCTAGGTGGCCACGTCATCAAGTCCGTGCCTAAGGGCGATACCGCTGAAGTCGAGTGGGACACCGACCATGCCGGTAAACACGCCACGGTAACTGTCGAAATCGAGTGCGTAACGAGGATCTAATGCCTGACTTCACGTACAACGGCGCCGACGCGCGCTATTACCCGTCACTCTCGCTGGACGTGAAGCCTGGCGACACCGTGACGCTTGACTCTGACCCCGGAGACGGACGCTTTGGCCCTAAGGGCTCTGCCCCGCTTTCCGCCCCTGCCCCTGCGCCGGTTGCTCCCGCGCCCGCGCCCGCTGACGTCCCGGAGGTTGGCAACTAATGCCTAAGGCAACACAGCTATCGTTCCTCGGAATTGCGAAGGAAGTTACGCCCGGTACGCCGGTCCCTTCCACCAACTTCATTCCGGTTACCCAGGTCACCCCGAAGGACAACCTGACCCTTCTACAGGACAAGGGCCGCAGGGGAAGCTTCGTTGACGTCTACGACGAAGTTGCGGGCACGCTTTACGCGACGCTTGACTACGACGGCGACGTTTTCCCGGACACGATCGGTTTCCCGCTCGCTGGCATCCTGGGTGACGTAACCACTACCGGTGCGAGCGCCCCGTATACGCACGCGTTCGCTGTGCTCAACAACGGCACTGGCCAGCCTCCGACGTACACCCTGAATGACAACTACGTCGCTGGAAACCGTCAGTACGCTTCGGCCAAGTTCTCTGAGCTTGGTTTCAAGTTCACTGATGATGGTCTTCTAACGTACAGCGCGAAGACCACAACTTATGGCTCTGTCACTGCGACTGCCCCGGTTACTTCCTTCACTGGCGTTCCGCCCATGGTTGGCTGGCAGGGAACCGTGACCATTGGCGGCACTGCGCAGGCTGGCGTGATCGACGGTGAAGTCACCATCAAGCGCAACGTGACTGTCATCAACGCCATTGACGGCTCGCAGAACCCTGCGTCTCTGTGGTCTGGCCCTGTTCAGGTGGACGGTAAGGCCACTCTGATCATGGAGGACGACACCCAGCTAACCAACTACCTGACGAACACGAAGCCTTCGGTTGAATTCTTCTTCAGCGCGGGTACCGGTGCGTCTGCTGTTCAGCTAAAGCTGCACATGACCAAGTGCTCTATCAGCGCTGCGGACATTACGCGTGGCAAGGACTACATAGAAGTTCCCATCACGTGGACCGCGCTTTCAAACACCACTGACGTAGGTACTTCCGGCGGTTACAGCCCCATCAAGGTGACCGTTCAGAATGCCGTGATTTCCGGGACGTACAAGTAATGCAGCATCTGACCCTTCCTTCTGGCGCTACCGCTGACCTCCGCGACGTTGCCGACGTTACCGAGCGCCAGCGCAGGCCCATCAAGCGCATTCAGACCAAGCTTGCTGGTCTTCCTGCCTTCGTCAACGCGGTTGAAGAGGCTAAGGCGCAGGGCGATGGCGTCGACCTGACCCCGGATCAGCAACTCAAGATCGCTGCGGGCATGGGCGAGGCGTTTGATCTACTCGAAGAGCTGAATGACGCGCTGGTTGCTGCGCTCGTCGCTGGCTGGTCTTACGGCTTCGTGGTCAGCGCTGACGCCGTGCAGGATCTACCGGGCCGGGACCTTGACGCGCTGCGTACCGCTGTGGCTCCGTTCCTGGCGCAGCTAAACCCGGACTTTGAGCCGAGCCCGGACGCCGCTTCCCCTTCCGTGGCCTCCGTCGCCTAACAGAGGCCCTATCCCACAAGGGTGGAAGCACCTACACAGCGGATGAACTACCGAGCGAGGAATACCGGACGTGGCGACTCTGCACACTGCTGCATTGTCGCCCGTCCGATCTCGATGGCGAATCCGCTGTGGCCCTTGACTGGCTATTGGCCGTAGATGATGCCGTTGAGAAAGCTCGCAAGATCGTAGAGGAGCGAGCCAATGGCTGACGATTTCGGCGTGGTCATCAAGGGCATTCGGGAAGTTAGCGCTTCGCTGGACCGGAAGGTACTAGCTACCAATGAAGGCACCCGCAAAGCGCTGGGTAAGGCAACTTCCTACACACGCACGCGAATCAGGGGCGGTATGCGGGGTGAGCCTCGCTGGGACCGTAAGGGCCGTGACAGGGTCACTGGCCAGATTGGCGTGAACCTAAACCGTGAACCCCACGTGATCCGACGTAATGGCGGACCTGGTCAGTTGACCGGAAGCCTTTACCGCTCGATTCGCAAGAGTAAGAAGCCACGCCTTCAAGGTGTTGGCAGGTATTCGCAGGTGGTCATGTCTGGTGGCGAAGGCGGATTCCAGAACCGATACAAAGGCACCATCGAAGGCAAGTACCCGTACTTCAAGCCGGGCGTGTCCAAGGCAACTCCTAAGGTGCGCGCCATCTTTGAAGCTGCCTGGGGAACTGCGGTGAAGAACAAGTGAGCACCTACGGATATCCGTACGTGATAGGGAGGTATGACCGTGGGTGCTCTGCCTCCGGTATTCATCGAGTTTCTCGGCAAGTCAACCGGCTTCATGGCCACCGCGCGGGGCGTCAAGACTGAACTTGGCGCCGTTCAGCGCGAAGGTGGCAGCAACATGGCCAAGCTTGGCGCCGTGTCCAAGGCTGCGTTGCTCGGTATTGGTGTGGCCGCTGGTGTCGCTGCCGTCAAGACAGTGCACATGGCCGCTGACTTTCAGACCGGAATGACCCGCGTTCACACTGGCGCTGGCGAAGCTGCAAAGAACATGGACCTTGTGTCCAACGGCGTACTCAACATGGCCGGAAAGGTCGGCGCCAGTACCAAGGATCTGACGTCCGGCCTGTACATGGTTGAGTCCGCTGGCTTCCACGGGTCTGCGGCCCTGAAGGTGCTCGAAACCAGCGCCATGGGTGCCAAGGTTGGTGCCGCTGACCTTGCCACGGTTACGGATGCCACCACTACGGCGCTGAACGCGTACCACATGGGCGCTAAGGACGCTGTACCGGTCATGAACGCTTTGGTTGCGACTGAGGCTGAGGGCAAAACCAACATGGAAGCCCTAGCGGGCAGCATGGCGAGCATTCTCCCCGTGTCTTCGGCCGCGCACGTTGGCCTGAATGAGGTACTTGGCGCCATGGCGACCATGACCGCTCAGGGAACCAGCGCGGACGTTGCAGCCACCTACCTGCGCCAGACCATCGGGCAGTTGTCGAATCCCTCGGCCAAGGCTGCTGCCACCATGAAGGGTCTAGGGCTCAGCGCGGTTGATGTGTCCAAGGAGCTGGGTAAAAAGGGGCTGGCCGCCACGCTGGACACCCTAACGAGCGCCATCAAGAACAAGATGGGCCCTGGCGGCACGGTCCTTATCAGCACGCTGCAAAAGGCTTCGAAAAACTCGAAGGACTTCAACGGCGCGCTTCAGCATATGAGCGGCTCACAGAAGACGTACATTGGCGCGCTGGCCACCATGGTTGGCGGAACTAAGTCAATGATGGGTGCGCTTCAGCTCACTGGCTCGCACATGTCCACCTTCAAGAAGAACGTTGCCGGTATCGCCGACCACGTGCACAAGGGTGGCAAGAGTATTGAGGGCTGGGCGGACGTTCAGAAGACCTTCAATCAGCGCATGGCCGAAGCGAAGGGCGCAGTTGAAGCCGTTGGCATCAAGATTGGCCAAGTGCTTTTGCCGTACGCCACGAAGTTTGTTGGCTGGCTCGCGTCTAGCGTCACGTGGCTGACGAAGCACAAGACAGCCGTTTACGTGCTCGCTGGTGTCATTGGTGGCATCTTGACCATTGGTCTTGCTGCTGCTGCTGTAGCGGCATGGGACTTCACTGCCGCCATCCTGGCCAACCCGGTTACATGGATCGTCGTCGGTGTCATGGCGCTGATTGCTGGCCTGGTGCTGCTCGTCATGAAGTGGAAGAGCGTTTGGGGATGGATCAAGAGTGACATTCCCGGAGTGGCCAACTTCCTGAAGGCAACTTGGCACGCTGTGCTTGGCTGGCTGTCGACTGCATGGAACGCCACGATGAAGGTAATTCACGCGGTTGCCAAGTGGTTCAATGACAATGTCCTGAAGTGGGTCAACGACCGAATGAAGGACTTCTCTTCCTGGTGGAAGGGGCACAGCGCAGAGCTGAAGGGCACTTGGGATCTCCTCTGGAAACAGATCAAGCTCATAGCCAATACCGTCTGGCAGTTCCTAAAGGTCGGAATCGGCGTACTGATGTCCGCCTTCAAGCTTGGCTGGGACGTCATCGTTGGCGTGGTAAAGACGGCGTGGGCGCTGATT